TCAGAGCTTGAGCGCGTGCTCGAGGATGCCGACCATGTCCGGCCCGTCGTCGTTGATCCACTTGCCGTAGTGCTTGCGGATCATGTCGGTGGACGTGTGCCCCATCTGGTCTGCGATCCACTCCAGCGGCACCGCGCCGGTGGTGAGCAGCTGGCTGGCGAACGTGTGGCGGCAGTTGTTCGGGCCGCGGAAGCGCACCCCGGCCGCTTTCAGGTGAGGCCGCCAGAAGCCCTTGAGCAGCATGTCCGAACTGGTGTGCGCCGCGCCGGTGCTGGAGTTGTGGAACACGAAGCGCAGCTTGCGCACGCGCACCGTCTTGTTGTCCCGCTCGGTGACGTCCACCAGTACCGGCTCCAGATCGCGGGTCAACTCCGCCTGCGCCTGCAACGCCTCGCGCGCCGGCCGCAGCAGCTTCACCTCGCGCACCGAGCGCCGCGTCTTCGTCACCTTGTAATGCCCACGCACCTGGGAACGCTGGAAGCGGACGATGCCCTTGTCAAGGTCGACCACATCCTCCCACGCCAGCGAGATCGCCTCCGACACGCGCGGCCCCGCCCAAATCATGAACTGCGCCAGGTTGCGCTCCTGCTCGCGAGCGGTCTCCGTCGAGAGGATGGCATCGATCTCCTTGCGGTCGAACGGATCCGGATCGTCCCGATCGGGCACCCGCACCCGCAGCCCCTCGGTGGGGTCATGCGCCATCCGGTTGCGCATCCGGTACAGCCGGAAGATCTGCCGCACCAGGGCGATGATCTCGTTGACCGTCTTGTTGTGCAGCTTCGGCATCAGCTCTGCCTGGACCCACTCCTGCAGGTCCAGGTGGTCGATCTGGTCGGCCTGCCGCGCCCCCCACTTCGGGCGGATGTGCAGCTCCGCCCTGCCCTCGTAAACCCTGAATCCGGACGGCGCCACCTCGTTGCGCTTGATGTTCAGCCACAAGTCGATGAAGTGGCCGAAGGTGTTGGTCTTCACCTTCACCGAATGGGGGAAATGCCGGGCGTAGCTGAACGTGCCGTGCTTGATCTCGTGGCGGATCAGCCCGGCCAGCCGGCTGGCCTGCTCGATGTTCGCCGGCGAGGCATCCCCTGGGAACGGCTCACGGCACAGCTCGCCCTGGTACCGAAAATAGACGCGCAGCGAATTGCCGCGCACCTCGACGCCTTCGTGCATGGTCGTGCTCACCTGATGGAAACGGCGGGAGTCTATGCCCCGCCAAAGCGTTAGGCCCGTCGCCGGGCCTCGAATGGGTTGGTGTGATTTCTAGGTCAGCCAGTCCGCCCCGCACCGCCATTGGCGGCGCATTTCCTCGACCAGGCGCCCGGCCGATGCCGCGCCGCGGCGCTTGGCGATCAGCTCGGTGAGTTCCTGGATGCGCTCGGGCGTGTCGTAGCCCTTGCGCAGCCAGGTGCGAGCCTCGCACTCCAGCAGGAGTTGGCGATCAACATCAGCCAAGGCCCACCTCCTCCGCGTAGAAGCGCAGCGCCTGCTCGGCAAGCTGGTGCGGCGCTGAGCTGCGGCGGGCCATGGCCAGGATCTGGCTCACCGCTGGGTCTGCCGAGCGGTGCGCGAGGCGGTCGAACACCGCGCGCAGGCGCTTGGCCCCGGGGTGCAGGCGCGCCGCGAGCACCATCGCCAACAACACGTCCAGCTTGCCCAGCGGCCGGGCGCCGACCCGCCACCAGCGGTGCGGCTGGCCAACCTCACCGCGCTCGCGCACCGCCTCGCCGGCCGCCTCCAGGGCGACTAGCCCGGCGCGCACCTGGACGACCGACGCACCGGTGCGTGCGGCCAGCTCGGCGACGGTGATCCCGGCGGGGCTGGTGAGATAGCGGAGCAGGTTCATGCGGCACCTCCTTGTTCAACACGGTATTGCCAATGGTGTCCGCCTTCGGCGCCGTGGCTCACGTACTCGACGCGGATGTCATGAAGCTCGGCCTGCCACTGCGACAGCGAAGCATGCACCCAGCGGCCGAGCAGGGCTTTCCAGTCCGCCGGCAAGAGTTCTTCCGCCTCCGCATCGGTGATCAGCGCAGCGCCAGAGCGCTTGATCGTCAGGGCGATCACCTCAGTGAACAGTGCGGACCGGGCCAGCGCAGAGCGCGCGCAGTCTTCCCCGCTCAAGCCGGGGTATGGCCACTGATGAGCAGTCAGCTGAGGGGCCGTCGGAATGGCTGCAGACGAAGCCAGGTTCGCTGGCGAGAACAGATCACACTGCAATCGAGCAGGGCTAGACATGGCTCACCTCCCCCGAATGCACGAACAACTCCACTCCGCCCCGCATCAGATCCCGCTGCGTCTCGCGCAGGCCGGCCGGGTCCAGGCCCAGCTTGCGGGCCATGGCTTCGGCGGCTTGCCGGGCGCTGATGGTGTTGCTGGCGGTGCGTTTGTCACCGCGCACGGTGGCGACGTAGGTGCCGGTGGTGAAGCGGGTGCGGATTTCAGTTGGCATGCTGCACCTCCTCCGCGAACAACGCCTCCCAGGGCGAGCTGACCTGGTTCAATTTCTTCTTGCCGGCGTTGCGCTTGATCATGCTCGGCGTTTCCGCGTAGCAGGCCTTGCACATGGTTCCGAGGCCGTCCGGGCGGGAGGCCTGGCGGAAGAAAAACTCGGTATCGGCGGGCCAGAACTCGCCGCATTTGCGGCAGAGTTTCTCGGACACCCCGGTGATGGCCACAGGTTGATAGGTGGCGGCTGGGTTATGCTGTGCCCCGCCACCCTGGGTGTGATGTGCTTGCATGGTGCTTCTCCTTGGGTTGGTCAGGCCCTGGTGAGTTGCCGCTCACCGGGGCCTTCTTGTTTTCAGCGTGCGATCAGCAGGAACAGGTCCGGCAGGTGGTTGGCCGCGGTCAGCAGACCGGCCAGGCCGGTGCCGATCCAGCCGGTCATGGCCAGCCGGGCGCGCAGGCTGACGCCTGGCTCGTCATCGTCGTAGTGGTTCATCGCCGCCACCCTCACGCCTGGGCCACAACGGGCGGCACGCCCTGGTTGAGCATGTTTCGCACGCTCGCCGCCAGCTCGGTCGGGGCCAGCGCCTTCTCGTTTTTCACCGGCTGCGGCAGCAGCTTGGCTGCCTCGGGGAACAGGTCTTCGACTTGGCGGGAGGTGCGGCAGGCCAGGAGCACGTCCATCGCCTGGGCGCGGAACGCCACCGCCGCGTCGATCACAGCAGCAAGCTCGGAGCAGATCAGCAGAGCGAGGGATTCCAGCGCCGGGTCGGTGATCAGTCGCATGTTATTCAGCCGCGGTACCGCACCGGTCGGGCACTTCAAGCCGATTACCCAGTGGCAGTGGTAGTGCTGACGCTCCAGGTAGCGGGCGACGCCCGCGAACTCAGGCGATCCAAGCACCTTGCTGACCAGTGCGTTGCGTGCGTCATCGTTTCGGTGCTTGTAGATAGTCACCAGCTGCTGCTCGCTGGGGTCGTTGTCCTTGCGCGGTTGCATATAGGTCGGCTCGCAGCTTGCGGTCGCGGTGACCGCTCCTGCCTGAATCAGCTCGACCCAGTGCTTCTTGCTCAGGCCCGGGAGCGCCTCAACGGCGGCAATGTGCTTTGCCCAGAACTGCTGATTGAGCGCGGCCAGGTCTGCAGCGATACGCGGGCCGTGCTGTGCGATTGCCTTAACGGTCAGCTTGTCGGCGACCTCGTCGCGCATTGCTTTGGTGATGGTGAAATGCTTTTGCATGGTGCTTCTCCTTGGGTTGGGGTGTTGCTCGACCGATCAGGCGTTGCCGCGCCCGGTCGGGTCGGGGTTCTGGAAGATCCAGCACTTCACGGTTGTGCCGCGCTGGGTGAGTTGGTTGTTGCGGCGGTTGAAGGCCGCGCGCACGGCGCTGTCCACGCCCTTGTTGTGGGTCAGGTATTTGCGGGAACGGCTGTTGGGCAGCAGGGTGCGCAGGGTCGCCACGTCCGCCAGCTTCTGCTTGTGCTCGGCGGCGCGCTCGGCGAACTCGTTGAGGTTGATGGCGATCACGTCCGGCTTCTTCGAGTGGTCGACCACCGGGTCCTCGCTCAGGCCCTGCAGGTAGTCGAACACCTCCCAGAACTCGGCCACCTCGGCCGGGTCGGCGTTGACGGCTGTCTGGCGGGCCAACGCCATCGCCACCAGCTCACGCTGCGCCCCGGCGTGCTGCCGATCGGTGAGTGGGATGATCAGCCGCAGGCAGTCGACCAGGGCGAGCAGCTGCGCGTGGTTCTTGATGATTCGCTCGATGCGGATCTCTTTCAGCTCGCGCAGCGCTTGCTCGTGCACCTTGACCTGGGCGCGGAAGGTTTCCAGCACCTTGCCCTCGGCCCGGGCGGCCATCAGCAGGAAGTGGCTGACGTCCATCGCGCTCAGATGGTTGAGGTTGTCCGCCGCGGCGCGGCTGGCGGCGGTGACCTCGGGGCGCACGAAGTGCAGCTTGACGATACGGGTGAGGATCGCCTCGCTGGCCATCACCGTGGCGTTCTGGCTGATGACGATGGTGCCGCGGAACGGCGGCTCGTAGGTCTCGTTGCCGGCGGTCTTCACACCGGTGACGCCCAGGGTGCCGCCGTTGAACAGCGGTTTCAGCTCGTCCCAGTCGTAGGCCTTGGCGGCGCCGCGGTCGTTGTCGCTGCGATCAGCCTCGAGCAGTACCAGCGGCATGCCGGATACCTGACCCATCCAGCGGCGCAGGCCGGCCTTGGACATTTTCGAAGGGTCTTTGCCCTCTTCGTCCGGGCGGCCGAACAGCTTCCAGAGGAACATCAGCAGGGTCGACTTGCCCGCGCCCGCCTCGCCCGTCACTTCCAGGAAGGGGAAGCTCTGGTACTCGTCGCGGATCTGCTCGGCGAACAGCGAGCCGAACCAGAACGCCAGCGCGACGATGCCCTGGGTGCCGAAACAGGTCCACAGCCATTCGAGCCACTCGGCGCGGTAGCCCTCGTCGGTACGGGCGATCTCCAGGCGGATCGACTTCTGCAGCGTCTTCAAGCGCAGCTGCTTGAACTCGAAGTAGTCCTCCTTGTTGGCCTGCTCGAGCACGCCACCGCGCACGGCCAGGTCGCCGAACACGTAGCAGCTGTGCTCCTTGCTGTAGCCGATGTAGTCGATGGTCTTGACGGTTTTCAAGCCGTAGAGCTGGTCGCGCATGATGCGGTCCAGCTGCGCGCCGGTACCGGTAAACACCGCGCCGGCGGCCATGCCCAGCAGGCGCTTCTTGAACTCAGATGCTGCAGCCACCTGGCCGCCGGTGAAGGTGTTGCGCACCGTCGGCTCGTCGTGGGGGAAATCCACGCGGAAGTAGTACCAGGACTCGTCCGTCACCTCGTTGCGCTGGAAATACAGCGCCTGCGGGTAGCAATTGGCGATCTCCACCACCGCGCCGCACTGGCGCAGGGCCTTGTCGCGGCGCTGGCGGTCGTTGAGTAGCTGGTCTTCCTGGCGCTCGGAGTCCTCCAGGCCCTGCATGGCCTTGTTGAACTTGTCGATATCCATCTTGAACCAGTACAGGCGGTTCTCGAACGCGAAGTGGAATTCATGGCGCTCGCGCCATTCGTACATCAGCGCGCCCTTCTCCGCCGCGCTTTCGGCCAGCAGTAGGCTGCCGTGGTAGCGCGCTTCGCGCAGGTCGCGCTCGATCTGCTCCGCGCGCTTGTCGTCGCCCTCGATGAAGGCCCAGCGCTGGTGGAGGTCGTTCCAGTCCACCTTGCGGTCGCGCTGCGGGATCTGCGCGGCCTCGCAGGTAAAGCCCAGCTCGCGGGCCATCTTTGCCCAGCGGCGGGTGTAGCGATGCGCGCCCGGCTCGTTGTCCAGCGCCCAGACCAGCCGCGGCAGCTTGCGACCGGCCTCGGCGCGAGCCTTGACCAGCGCCTTGAGCGACTCGGCCGGGAAGGCGTTGCTGCTCATGGCCGACACGGCGTCGAGTTCGTGGTGCAGCAGCGCGATGGCGTCGAAGATGCCCTCGACGATCCACAGCTCGTCGACCTCGAGCAGGTCCACGCTCGGCGGGCACCACCAGTAGCCTTTCATGCTCTGGCCGGGGGCGAAGCGTGCCTTCTGCTTGCCGAAGCGGTGCGGGCGGTCGATCAGCCGCTCCCAGTAGCCGCCTTTCTCCAGGGTGAAGCGCACCGTGGCGCTGCCCTGGGCGAGTTCGCGGCTCCAGTAGTTCTCCTGGCTGTACCAGCCACGAATCATCCCCAAGTCGAAGCCACGGGCGAACTGCAGGTAGGCATCAGCGCTGGCTGCCGGCGCCTGCTCGGTGCTCGGTGCGCGCTTGCTCCAGTCGTCGAACAGGTCGTCGAACAGCTCCTTCACGTGCCACTGCTCGCGGCACTTGCTCTCGCGGCCGCACTTGATGAACCAGGGCTGGTCGTAGCGGGAATACAGCTCCTTCTTGCCGCAGCTCGGGCAGGTGCCGCCGCGCATGTAGTCGGTACCGGCGCGGCGCTTGAGGCCGAAGTCACCCTCGAAACGGCGCAGCACCTCTTCGCGGATGTGGCGGTCCATGTCCTTCATGAGCGCGCCCCCCAAACGAAGGCATGAATCTCGTCATTCACAGCTTCGAGCTGCGCCTCGGTGATCAGCGCGCTTTCCTGCAGGGCGCTGAGATAACCGGCCATGCGGATGCCCTCGTGCAGCCGCAGCTCGTAGCTGGGCGACAGAACCAGGCGCTGCAGGTGCAGCTTGAAGATGTGCCGCGCAGGATCGGCCGCCAGCGCCTCGCAGGCGGGCATCGGTTGAGTGCTCATGCCTTGGCTCCTTGGCGTGCTTTCACCAGCTCGCGCATGGTGCGGTTGAGGCCGGCGATATGCGGGTGGTCGCGCAGGATCTTCGGACCGCGCAGGCCCTGGGGCGTGTAGCGGTATTTGTCGTCATACCAGCAGGCAGCCATCAGCTGCTCATACTGGCTGGTCAGCCAGCGCAGATAGGCCTCGGCCTGGGCGGGCTTCAACTGGATATGGATGGAAACGTCTGTACTCATGGGGCCACCGTTCGGGCGCAACTTTCCCCTACCCGCGCAAAGGCGGGCATGGGCTTGGGTCAATTCAGGGGGTGATCAGTGAGTGGCTGCTGCAGCCAGCGGCGCCGCGGGCGGCTGCAGGCGCGCCGGCAAGTGGCGCAGGGGGATTAATACCGCCTCACCCGAAAAAAAATTGATAAGGGCGACGCGGGTTTCGTCCGTGCCGGAGGCGTAGTCGATGCCGATCACCGGGCGCTTGAGGCATTCCAGTTCGCCCATGGCGAGGTGTACCAGGCGGTCAGCCATGAATGCCGGAACCGCCAGCGAGTTGACCAGGTAGCTGACGGCACGCTCGAACAGGTGGCCATCGTCGGTCAGGTGCTCGCCCTGGTGGCGCTGCAGAAAGGTCAGCGCGGCGCGCTGCATGCTCGCCCGGTATTCCTGGGCGTCGTTGATGGTCGTGACGTTCATGCGGTTGCTACCTCCGGTTCCATTTGGTCGAGCATGTCGAGCTGATCGGTCTTCTCACGGCTGTCGCGCAGTGCCTGCATACGGCGCACCGAAGGTGCCACCGGCAGTACCACGCGCGGTGCGTCCAGCCCTGATGGGCTGAGCGCGTAGTCCCACGTGAGCGACCCGGTGTAGGTCGCGCCGCAGGCCATGTTCATGCACTGCGCGTACATGGTCTTGAACGTCGGCGTTTGCGCCTCGCTGTTGCGGATGCGCATGCGCTGGCCACAGGCCGGGCATAGGCATTTGTATCCGCCGTTATTGGCTACGCTCACTTCCCCTCCCCAAACCGCCACCGCGGCTTACTTCTTAGTTCTGGCCTGGCTTACGGGCCTTGTGCAGCAGGATTACCGCGTGTACTTCCGAATGCCGCGCCGCCATGTGCTGGCGGTGTGCGTCGAGGATGGCGCGTGCCTCCCCTTCGTCGATCTCACCGTTGCTCAGCGCCTCGGCGATGATCCGGTCCACTGCCCCGCGCTTGACGGCGGTTTTCATGCAGCGTTCGAACAGCTCGATGTTGTCCAGCTCGTCCGGGTTGGCGACCGGTACGAACACACCGCCATACAGCGCGGCGACGTAATCAGGGAAATGCGTGGTGCCGGACTGCTGCTCGAGCATGTGGATCTGCTCGTCCGAAAGCGGGCGGCTGCCGGCGTTCTCGTACAGATGGTTGTCCAGCTTCTTGAGCGGCAGGCCCAAACGGGCTGCAGCGCATTCGCGCCCGCCCGGGTAGTCGCACACCACAGCGCTCATCACTTGCCGGCGGGTATCTAGAACGGTGCGCTTCATCTTCTGGTTTCTCGCTGGGCCAGTTGCCATTACTTTGAAATCACGGCGCCGATGTCAGTGGCGCGGCGCCCGTACTCCTCGGGCACCTCGACCACGCCTTCCTTGATGCCCAGCAGCACAGCTGCGCGATGGGACTCGCCACGGGTGCCCTTCTTCACACCGGAGAGCACCTGGTAGCAGGTGAACGGATCGAGGCCGTGCTCGCGGGCGAATTCCTGGACGGTCTTGCCCTGCTTGGCGAGCCATTCCTTCGCTTGTTTGGGGGTGCGTGTGGCTGGCATCATTCAAAACCATTCAAATGCGTTCAATGTGGCGACAGATTACCACTCAATTGAGTGGTGTCAACGGGAATTTCTATCCATATGAGTGGTCTTGGCGAACGACTGCGCGAAGAAAGGAAGCGGCTGGGCCTCTCACAAGCGGATTTCGGTGCACTCGGCGGCGTGAAAGCGAACGCCCAGGGCAAGTACGAAGCCGATGAGCGGAGCCCCGACGCGGCATATCTTTCAGGCCTGTCCGCAGCAGGTGTGGATGTGCTGTACCTGCTTACAGGGCAGCGCACGCCGGTGACGGCTGACGGCCTGGCCGACGATGAGAGCGAGGTGTTGAACCACTATCGCTCCATGCCCGATAGCGATCAGGCGGCAGTACGACGCTTGACCACGGCGCTCGCTGAGTCCGCTGGACGGTACGAAACGAAAAAATAGCGGCTGACTCACTCACCGCTGAGTGACACGACAAGGAGAGCACCATGGCAGCAGCAATCGACCTCGATGACCGCCCCCGCGACTTTGGCGATCGCCTCCTCGAGGAGCGCAAGCGCCTCGGCCTGCAAGTGCACGAAATGGCGCACCTGGCTGGCCAGACCGACTACATGCAGAAGCGATTCGAGAACGGCACCTCGGTGATGCCGATCGACTACCTGCAGGCGCTGGCCGCTCACAGCGAGGCGGATGTGCTGTACATCATCACCGGCACCCGTAGCCACTGATCCAAAACCACAAGACAAGGAGTGTTTCGATGCGCAGTGTCCTGCTCGGCCTAGTGCTGGCCTTTTCTCTTATCCCCCCCGCCACTGCAGACGACAACAAGCACAGGGCTCACTGCCAGGGCGAATGGCCTGATGACGCTGAGATGCGTGCCTTCTGCGAGAAGGAGCAACGCCAGGCCGCCGCGGCGCTCGGCGGGTACGGCGGGCCGATCCGGCAGCGCTGCGAGGGTGAATGGTTGCCAGACTATGCGATGGCCCTGCATTGCGTGAAGGAGCAACGCGGATTTCAGGCCGCGATCGCCAACGCACCGAAGGATGAGATCAGCACCCGCTGTGCCCGTGAATGGCCAAGCGAATACGATATGCAGGAGCACTGCGCTAAAGAGCGTCGGGCTGCCAAGGAAAACATCGAGCTTAATTACTCAGGCCCGGTACGTCAGCGCTGTGAGCGTGAGTGGGGTACCGAGTACGAGATGGTTGAGCATTGCATCACCGAGGGGGAGTAACAGAAATGGCATTGATCAGCTGTAAGACCTGCCACGCTCAGATTGCCGACGATGCAAAGAACTGCCCCCAGTGTGGAGCCACTAATTCCGTGGCCTTCAGGGCTGTGCGCATTTCCGGACTCATTTATCTGTGCCTGCTTGCCGCGCTGTTCTATTGGATCTGGGGGCTGATGACGCCGTAAGAGCCAGCCTGTGCGAATTGTTGACGCGTTGGCAAACTGCCATCCCTCATATACTGTACGTGCATACAGTAGTCAGCGTATGGAGTTCGCGCATGTTGTCGAGTCAGAAGCAAGCCCGCCAGGCTGCCCAGGAAGTGCCGCAGTTGGTCGAAACCGTGAGTGAAACCGAGCGGGCGCTGCTGCGCTGGTACCGGCAATGCACGCCGACCGACCGAGCGCATGTGATTCGCTTCGTATCGGTGCTGGCCGAAACCCAGAAACATTGAAGGCGCCGAAAGGCGCCTTTTTCATGCCCGTGCTACATGCACATCGGCACCTCGCCGTGCTCGCCCCACTCCTCGTCGATCAGCTCCCAGGCGGAGCGAGCGGGCTCTGGCGGCGGCGGTGGCTCGGTCAGGCGCTGGCTTGCTGTATCCGTTTCCATTCCCGCTCCACGGCGCGCACGGCGCTCGATTTCTCGGCATATAGATGGACCAGGCGCTTGGGGTTGGTCTGGTCGCCTTCGGTGAGTTTGTGCTGCTTGCCGGTTTTGGCGTCGCGGTACCAGGCGAGCACGCCGGTGTAGTTGCCGGCCTCGGCCAGGTCGGCGATGTCGTCGGCGTCCGGCAGCTTGGATTCCAGCTCGAGCGAGGTGGTGTAGCTGTCCGGCGTGAATGAGTGCCGCACGTTGGCGCCGAGCCAGACCACAGCGTCGATGTCGGCCTTCACGCCGATCAGGCTGTAGGTGAGTTCGGGGATCAGATCCGGGCGGCCTTTTGCCAGGGTATAGCTGAGCGTGGCGGTGCCGCGCTGCAGGCGGGACCACTCGGCGCGGGCGCCGCGCAGGGCGGCCTCCTGATCGGTGTAGGTGTGGCGCAGGTCCTTGAGGTTGTCGCCGCCGCCGGCGATGGCTTCCTTCTTCTCGGCGCTGTTCAGCTCGTAGTAGTAGGCGCGCACGCCGCTGTAACTGTCGCGGTCGGCCTGCAGGTAGCGGTGGCCGTCGCCATCGGCGCGGGTGAGCGTGATGTGCGGCAGTGCGGAGCCGCTGGCGGTAACGCTCTTGCCGGCCGGCATGAATAGCAGGCGCCCGGCCTTGATGCTGGCGATGGCGTCGAACTGCTGGCCGAGGCGGCTGAGCAGGTTGGCGTCGGATTCGTTGGCCTGGTCCACATGGGCGAGCTGGATGACCGACAGCGCCGCACTGATCACCGGGCTGAGCCCGTAGGCAGCGGCCACGGTCTGGACGATAGCGCCGAGCGTCTGCCCGCTCCAGCTGCGTTCCTTCTTGGCCTTGAGCCCCTCGCGCAGGTCGGCGCTGCGGGCACGGATGGTGAGCATGTCGGGCGCGCCGCTGTGCTCGACCTCGTCCACGGTGTAGCTGCCCTTATCCACCAGGCCGGTGTCGTGCCAGCCGAGCCAGAGGCGCACCACAGCGCCGCGTGGCGGGATAGCCAGCAGGCCGTCGTGGTCGCTGAGGCTGATGCTGAGCTGGTCGGCCTCCATGCCGCGGTTGTCGGTGAGTTCGATGCTGATGAGGCGCTGCTCGATCGCGCTGGTGATGTCCTGCCCGTTGACCACCACGCGGCAGATCGGCTGCGGGTAGGCGGTAGCGTCGCGGTACTTGTCCGCGGCCTGGCCGAGCAGGCTTTTGCCCTGGGCGATGATGGTGTCGATCAAAACAGCAGCCTCCGGAGGATGTTGCCCGCCGTGCTGATGGCGCTGCCGAGCAGATCCACCCGGCCGTCATCGATGCGTTTGAGCGTGAGGGTGAACTCGATGCGCCGCGCCTGGCCGTCGCGGAAGAACAGCGTGCGGGTTTCGCTCAGGCTCTCGATGATCCAGGTGCCGTAGATCTTCCCGGTGCCCTCGACCAGCGGCCACGCCTTGCCGGTGTCTGCCATGGTGCGCAAGGCATCCAGGCTCAGCTGGCTGCCGGCCAGCGCGGGCAGCAGCACGCCCGGCAGGGTGATGCTGTCATCACCGCGCCCCAGGTACTGGCGCGCCGGGTTGGTGCCGATGCGGCTGGTGGAGCCGTGGCGCCATTCGGTCTGGCGCTGGAATTCCTGGTAGGCCAGGGTCTCCAGCGAAAAGACGAACATGCCGAGGGCCATCATCATGGTCCGTTACTCCTAGTAATCAGTCCTGGTCGAATAGGGATGAGCGGGCACGGGCGCCCTTCTCGCGCTCGCGCTTGTCCAGCTCGGCGGCGACGGCACGTGCGATGGCGTTGGCGTCCTGCCCGGGGGCCGCGTGGATGTGCACAGTGATCGGCGCCGGCGCGCTCTGGGCTGCGGGTGGCGAAGCCGCACGGGCTGCCAGCGGTGGGCGCGTATCGAATGCCACCGGCTCGGCTGCTGCCGGCATGGCACCGACCGCGGCGCTTAGGCCGATCGCACCTGCTGCCGTGAGCCGTTTGGCCGTGTCGCCAAGCTGCGACAGCGGGCCACGTTCACCTGCCTGCAGGCCCTGCTCGAGGCCCGCCATGGTGAAGCCGCCCAGCTCGGCGAATACGCGCGACGGTGAGTGAATGCCGAGCTTTTCCTTGAACCAACCGATGCTGCTGTCCGCTGCGCCAACCACGGCGCCCTTGACCGCGCCGGCGGCGTTCTTGATGCCGTTGGCCAGGCCCTGCATGAGCATGCCGCCGAAGTCGGTGAACTTGGCCGGCAGATCCACGCCCAGGTAGCTGAGCGCGCCCGCGAAAGCGCGGTAGAACAGCCCGAGCGGGCTGAAATTGACGATCAGCTGGCCGATGCCCGCCAGCCCACCGTCAAAGCCCGCGCGGATCTCCGACCAGATGCCAAGGAAGAACGCCTTGATCGGCTCCCAGTAGCGGTAGATCAGATAGGCACCCGCGGCGATGGCGGTGATCGCCAAGCCGATGGGGTTCATCATCAACGCGCGACCGATGAACAGGATTCCCTTGCCCACCAGCGGCAGCGCGGTCTTGCCCAGATTGAACAGCGTCCCGGCCAAACCTGCGCCCTTGATGCCGAACAGCGTCATGCCGTAGCGCACCATGGCGAACGGGCCGAGCATGCTGGCGATCGCCAGCGTGAGCCCGCCCATGCCAGCCATGAGGATGGCGACGCCAGCGGCCGTTTTCACCAGGTTACTGGCGAGTTTGGGGTTCTCAGCCACCCAGCCTTTCACCCCGCCGATGATGCCGGTGAGCGTCTGGGTGATCTCGCGCATGGGGCCGTTCTGCTGCTCCTGGAGCTGGATGCCCAGATCCTCCCAGGCGCTACCCATGGCGGAGAGGTCGCCGCGCAGGTTGTCGGCCATGGTCTTGGCCGTGGCGCTGGCCTCGCCCTCGGTAGCCTTGAGGGTGCTGACGAATTCCTGCAGCGCACCGGTACCGGCCTGCTTGACCAGCACCTGCATGCCGGCTACCGCTTCTTCACCGGCGATGTGCTTGAGCAGGCCCGCCCGCTCGGCATCGCCCATGTTCTTGGTTTTCTCGTAGATCTCCTGCAGCACGGTGGGCATGTCGCGCAGGTTGCCCTGGGCATCCACGGCGCTCACACCAAGCTTGTCCAGCGCCTTGGCTGCAGCCTTGGGCGGTGCGCTCAGGCGGTTGAGGATGGCGCGCAGCGCGGTACCGCCCATGCTGCCTTGTATACCGGCGTCGCCCAGCTTGCCGGCCATGGCGGCGACGGTCTCGATGTCCTGCCCGACACTGGCGGCCACTGGCGCGGCGTACTTCATTGTTTCGCCGAGCATCTGCAGGTTGACGTTGGAGCGGGTGAAGGCGCCGACCAGGACGTCACCCAAGCGCCCGGTTTCGCTCGCCTGCAGGTTGAAGCCGGTGAGGATGTTGGAGGCGATGTCTGCCGTTTCGGCCAACCCGCTGTCGCCGGCCTTGGCGAGATCCAGCATGCCGGGCATGGCCGCCTGAATGGATTCAGCCTTGAAGCCGGCCATGGCCAGGAAGCCCTGGGCCTCAGCAGCCTGCCCCGCAGTGAACTGGGTACTGGCGCCGAGCTGACGGGCTTGCTCGCGCAGCGCTGCCATATCTTCGGATGCGGCATCCAGGCGGGTCAGCGACTGGACCTTGCTCATGGCCGCGTCAAATTCCAGCCCTGGCGCCATGACCTTCGCGCCGGCATAGAGGATGCCGCTGCCGGTGGCCAGCCCGCCGGCACCGGTGGCGGCCATGCTGCCGGCCAGTTGCTGGGTGCGCTCGTATTGGGCTTTGGCCTGGCCAAGGCGCTTCTGCTGGGTGGTGAGCTGCTTGAGGCGCTGTTCCTGTTGAGCCAGCGTCTTGTTGGTGCTCTCGACTCGTTGGCGCAGCTCGCGCTCATGCTGGCCGAGGTTGCGCGTGCTGATGCCCGCCTCGCCCAGCTTGCCGCGCAGGCCCTGCAGCTCGCGCTGCTGCTCGTTGTGCTTCTGCTTGAGGGCGTGGCCCTGGCGGACCGCGCTCTGGAATTCACGCGTCAGCGCCCGGGTGGGCGTGGCGGTGCTGGCCAGCTCGCGGGATAGCGCCTTGACGCGCTCGCGGTTGGCCTGCATGGCGCTGCCGGTTTGGTCGGCAGCGCCCTTGAGGTTGCGGAATGAACTGACGTCCTTCTGCAGGGCCTGCAGGCCCTTGAGTTCACCGCGGGTGTCCTTGAGGGCACGGCCCAGGCTGGTCGCGCCGCTGGCGATGGTGCGCAGCGGCCGGGTGGCGTTATCCAGCGCCTGGAGGTTGACCTTTAGATTCAGATCACGCGCCATGCGTGCGCTCCCATCGTTCGATGGCGCGCTCGCGCCAGTCCATCAGTTCATGCAGCGGCATGGCGTTCATCTGCTCCGGCCCCCAGTGGAACACCAGGGCGATGTCCGCCATCACATCGTCTACGCGGCGGGGGATTCCGCCGTGCTGCCCGTCTTCTGCAAAAAAACCGCTACGGTATCCGCGCACATGAGCAGATCGGCGATGTCCAGGGCGGCGGCTTCCCGCTCGGTGAGGGTCGGCTGGCTGATGCGCGGCACCAGGCGAATGGTGGCGTTGACGTCGCCGTTGATCAGGTCGGCCAGCTTGAGGCCGCGCAGCTCGCCGGCAGCCGGCTTGCGCAGCGTGATTTCGGTGATGGTGGTCTTTTCGCCGCGCTGGATCGGCTGCTCGAGGACGATGGGCTCGCTGGTCTTGCTCATGGGTGTGCTCCTTGGGTTGCTAGTGGGTTGTGCGAGCAGCTCCTAACCAATTGGAGCTGCCCCTCACATTGGTTACAGACCGATGGCCTTGCGGTGCTCGGCAAGCATGTCTTTGCCGTTGACCTTGAAGACGAAGTTGAGCAGGTCAATCTCGATCTCCTCGTTGCCGTCGATGGTCAGCTTGTAATAGGTGCATGTGGTGGTGATGGAGTGCTCGGTGTCTTCGCCTGCCTCCGAATCCCCGAAGTCGATTTCCTCATGGCGGCCACGCACCACCACTTCAACGGCGCTGACCTCGGCAGTGTCGTCACGCTGAATCGATCCAGCCCAGCGAAGCATCACGCCGTCTGCCTTCACCGCGCCGAACTGGCGCAGAACCGAAAGGCCCCAGCCGCCAATAGTCCATTCGATCTGCAGGCCGTCGTCGGAGTGGCCCATGTCGACCTTCACGGGGCCGTCCATACCGGCGCCGCGCCATGCCTCCATCTTGCGCGCCAGCTTCGGCAGGGTGACGGTCCCGCACTGGCCTACAAAACTCTCGCCGTCGTTGAAAAGGTTCTGGTGTTTCAGTTTCTTGGGCAGGGCCATGGCTGGGCTCTCCTACGGCGCGGCCGGGGCCGCGCGGGTCAATGGGGTCAGGCGGTGATGCCGGCGGCAAAATCCACCAGGTAGCGGTCGGTGATGCGCTGGCGCAGCAGCAGGTTTTCCAGCGGCGGCACGGGGGTGTAGTCGTAGTCGATGTAGAGCTTGCCGGCCTTGAGGGTGCCCTTGTCGTTGGCGGCAGGGTCGAACCAGCACTGCCCGTCGATGATGTAGCCGCCGCGCTTGAGCTCGCGGAACTTGGCGTTGATGCCCTCGACGATGTCGCGCACCAGGGAGGCGTGCATGGGCTTGTCCACTGCCCATAAGTGCCCCTCGGCCATGGTGTCTGCCAGCACCTGGGCGGTGCGGGTGTAATTCTCGAAGGCGAACAGCGGGTCGGCGCTGCAGGTGCGCGAGCCCCAGAAGCGGAAACCGTCACGGCGGATCAGGGTGGTGACCTCGTCGGCGTTGAGCAGGCCGGCGTCGGTGGCGGGGTTCTGCAGGTCGAAGTAGATGTCCTTGCTCAGGCCCGACACGCCGTTGACCGGCACGTTGGAGAGGGTCTTGTGCCAGCCGACCTGCTCGTCCAGCTTGGCGCGCAGGCCCAGGGCGCGAGCGATGGCGCTGGCCGGTGCGTTGGCGTTCGCCACGGTGTCCCAGGAAACGAAGTCCGGCCAGATGAGCATCAGTTCACGCGCGCCGAAGCCGGCGCGGTAGGCCAGGGCCTCGGATACCGTTTCGCAGCCGTAGGCGTTGGCGTAGGCGAAGCCGCGCAGCTGCTCGGCGATGGCCACCAGCTCGGTAGTGACCGGCAGCGAATCCAGCCCGGGCACGCCGAGGATGCGCGGTTTGACGCCGAGCTGCGCCTCGGCCGCCAGCAGCGCCTTCATACCCAGGTATTCGCCGGTTGGGCTTACACCGCCGATGATGTTGCTGGTGGTCGCCGCCTCGTCGGCGCCCTCTTCCACTCGCACCACAACGGTGACGGGCGATGCCTGGTCGGCGATGGCATCCAGGCTGCGCGCCAGGGTGCCCAGCTCGCCGGCGGAACCGGAGGCGGTGAGCACGTCGGTGAGCAGCACCGGCTTGTTGAGCGGGAACTTGACCGCATCAGCATCCGACGCGGTGCAGACCATGCCCACCACGGCGGTGGAAACGGTGCGAATGGGGCGCGTGCCCTCGTTGATTTCGAGGACGCGGACGCCGTGATGGTAATCGGTGGCCATGGGGTTGAGGCTCCTGGGCGAGTGCCGGATCAGTGAGCCTTGAGGGTGACGCGCGCGCGCAAGGGGCGCACGCGGCGGGCTGTGTAGCGGTGGGGGTTACAGCGCGGACTTTCTGCTCAGCACCAAATCCCCCAGCACGCCCTCAACCGCCCTCTGCGCCTGGCAATGCTTGCTGTAGGCCAGGAAGCTGTTCACCCGCTGGCGAACGTGCTCCTGATCGATCTCGCCGCGGGCGTAGCGTGTGGCCAGCTGGCGGAACGAGGCGCGGGCGCGTTTGATGTTGCGTTTGCGCGGCAAGATGTGGGTGGGCCAGATGCGGTAGCCACAGAAGTCGAGGCCGCGCTGCCAGGGGTGGATCGCGGTCTTGGGGTTCATCGCCAGGCATAGGCTGTTGGCCGTAGCGGACAGCGCGCGCATGGCCTCGGCGGCAGCGGCCTTGTTCGGCAGCACGGCGATGAAGTCGTCCATGTAGCGCACGTAATGTTTGAGGCCAAGCTCGTCCTTGGCGACGTGGTCGAGGTGGTTCAGCAGCACGTTGGCGCCGAGCTGGCTGGTCAGTGCGCCCACCGGCAGGCCGATGCCAGCTTCGTGGCCGTAGCCTGCGATGATCTGGCGCCACAGCCAGAGCGCATCGGGGTCGCGCACGGTGCGCTCGATCTCGCGCAGCAGGGAGGCGTGGCGGATGCTTGCGAAGAACCTGCTGATATCGGCCTTGAGCACGTAGCAGCCGGGGCCGTGGTTGCGCTTGGCCACCCGCAGGAAGTGCTGCGCCCTGGCGACAGCCGCTTGGGTGCCCTTGCCAACGCGGCAGGCGTAGGAGTCGTGGATGAATTTGCGCTCGAACAGCGGCTCGACCACGCGGACCAGGGCGTGATGGATGATGCGATCAGCGAAGGGCGGCGCCTGAATCAGCCGGATCTTCGGCTCCTTTACAACGAATTCGCGCTGCTTGCCCGGTCGCCAGCTTTTCCACAGCAGGTGGTTCTGCAGGTTGACCAGGTTCTCTTCGACGTTGGCCGAGAAGTGCAGCACCGCCCCGCGATCGCGCTTGCCGCGACGGGCTTCAAGGTAGGCGTTGTAGAGGTTTTCGAAACTGGTGATCTGGCCCCATAGGCCAGCGGTTGTAACAGGCACAGCAGAAACCTTACCTCATGCGAGGGATAGGGCAGGCGCCGCCGCATTGGCCGAGGCTACTAGCCGCGACGCCCTGTAAATCTTCGACAACATGGTCTGGACAAAGGCCCCAAAGGAAACGCACTGGACGCCGGCCCGTGAGCCTGGCGCCTTCTGGCGGTAATCGTTTGCGAGGCGGCCGCCGATGTTCGTGTTCGCGTTCGACGCGGCGTTGTTGACGTTCAGATAGAACAGGCCGGCGTTCGAGCCGTTGCCGTAGTTGCCACCGTAATAAGCCATTGCCCTGATGCTGTAGCTATTTGCGCGGAGCCGAGGCCCCTTCGTGCTTGATCCAGCCCCCGACGATGCGCCCAATCTCATTGACGTGACGCATCCAGACATCGAGCCGGCGGGTGTTGATGTAACTCAGGCGATGCGCCTTGCGGATCAGCCCGCGACAGACTTCCAGCTCAACGTCCAGGTCAAACAGCGCTGCGGCCTTCTGCTTGCGCTTCCAGGCGATCACCGTCAGCCGCAGCAGGCGGTTGGTGGTGTCGCGCAGATCCGCGCAGAGCAGGTGTCGCTCCAGTTTCGGGAACTGGTGCAGCACGGTGTGCGTGTAGGCGTCCAGCTCCTCGAGCTTGGTCAGCAGGATCAGGTGCGCATCACTCACGGCAGCGGCTTCCCCTCGTCGTGCTCGATGCTCCTTTCGCAGTGGCCGGGGTCTAGCTTGTCGAGCAGTTTGCAGAGCACGCAACCCCAGCGCTCGCCGCTGCGCGCGGCTTTCGCGGCGCGGGAGCTGATGGTCTCGTCCTCGTCGCCGCCGAACGCGGCGTTGGCCAGCTGGTCGTGAGCGATGGCGAGTTTCCAGGCGCGGTCGCTGCCGGCCAGCACGGCCAGCAGCATCCAGAGGCTGGCGACGATGCCCGCCAGGGCGCAGAGCAGCCACAGGCCGATCATGCGCAGGCGCCTCACCATGTGATGCCCTCCAGCTCGGCCAGGGTGGTGGCGGCGTCGATCAAATCCTCTGCCGCTTGGCGACGGCCAATCAGCGCGCCGGAGAGCTGCGCGTAGGCGTCCATTTTGACGTGCACGCGGCTGGCCAGATCCGCCACGGTAATGCCGCGCTGTTCGGCGATGGCGGCCAGCAGCGGTACCGGCGCGGCCGGATCAACGGCCAGCGCTTCGGCCTCCTTCACTTGTTGCGGCCAGCTTTGCACCTCGCCCACGGGGTAGGTGCGCGAGAAGGCGTCCAGCTCGGCATCGCACAGCGCGTTGATATCGGCGAGCTTGCGGCGTTTTGCGGTCTTGAGCGCTTCGTCCTCGGCGGCGGGGTAGTCCAGCGCGCCCAGGTATTCGATCTGCTGCGGGTCGCAGGCGGGGATCTCGCCCGGCTGGCCCGACTGGTCAACCGCAACGAACAGCCCGTTTTCCCGATACTCGGCGGGCACGCGCCAGGCATGCACCACGGCATCGGTGCCCAGCAGCGGCAGGTTGACGCTGACAGCACCCACGATCAGCACAGCGTTTTCGATCTTCATCATTTGGAACTCCTGAAAGGGGCGCCCGCTCGGCGGGCTAGCCCAAAAGCACATGACTCAAGTGACAGAACCCATCACACCTTTGCGAGGCGGCCGCCGATGCTCGTGCCCGCGCTCGACGCGGCGTTGCTGACGTACAGATAGAACAGGCCGGCGTTCGAGCCGCTGCCGTAGTTGCCACCGTGGTACGCCACGCTGCTGGCGTTCGCGTAGCTGTAGTCAGCGGTGGTGCCGTTGGCCTCGGCGGTGTCGGTGCTGGCCGGGATGAACAGCGGGCCTAGATCGAAGTCGGCACCCGACTGCGACGCCAGGCTGACGGTCCAGCCATTGGCCGGGGCGATGGCGCCGGTGTTGATGTAGCCCTTGTTGCCGTGCTTGTCCCACAGCTCATAGCGCTTGGACGCATCGGTGCGCAGCCCGTCGACCATCTGCCAGACGTTGCCCCAGAGGCCGACGATGCCGCGCCAGGTGGCTTGCGCCACAGTGGCCGAATCGACGTTCTGGGCCGCGCTCGTGCTGACGTTGCCCTGGCCGATCAGCGCCTGGCTGTTGGCGCCGCCCATCTCGATGGCGGCCAGCAGTTGGATGGCGGACAGCTGGTAGTAGTCCCACAGCTGGAAGCCCGAGACGCCAGCGACGTTGCGCGCGGCGGCGCGGCCCTGCATGGTCGGGAAGTCGATGGAAACCAGCGGCATCACACCCGGCTTGGAGCCCAGCTTGGCGCCGTCCGCCGTGCCCTGGTACTTGCCGACCCAGAATTGCCCGATGGGTACGCCTGCGCGCATGAAGGCCGGGTGCAAGGTGAAGCCTGCGGCCGGCTGGTCGCTGATCCACCAGGCGCGCTTGCCGGCGTTGGGGCCGGCAGCGATGGTGCCGGCCTTCACGTAGAACGCGGGGATCTTGACCATGGCCTGGCCGTCGATGGTGACGTCCTGAATCTGGCCGTAGGTCTGGTGGCTGCTGAAAAACGCCGAGTCGGTGACCTTGGTAGCGCCGTTTTCATCCACGCGCGCCCAGGTACCGGAGCCGCCGCCGGTCGACAGCAGCGCAATGCCCACGATGGTGGCAAACGCGGCCTTGGTGGTGAACTTGCTTTCGCCGGACCATTCCGACCATCCCTTGGTGGCGCCCTGGTGGCGAACGCGCACGTAGTAGCCGGTTTCGCCCGCTTGCAGCACGCCCGCCGGGACCACCGCTGTCAGCAGGTTTACCGCATCGGTGCCGCTGTCCCAGGCCGGGGCGCTGAAGGTGCCGCCGGCGGTGCGGATCTGCCACTGGCTCGCGGCGTGGATGTCTTCACCGCCGGAAACAGTGAACGAGGAGCTGGCCAGCGTCGGCTGCTCGGGCACGTCCACGGCGTTGCTGACCGGGCCGGTGATGGTCGGCGCCACCACGTAGATGAAGTCTGCAGCAGTGGCGAAGCTGGTCACGGCGGACCAGTCGGACCAGAGGCCAGCAACGTCCTGGACGCGGCCGCGCAGGTAGTAGGTATTGCCGGCCTGCAGCACCTCAGCCGGGACGCGGTACGACAGGCCAGAGCCCAGGGCACCGGAGTCGTGCAGCACGGTGGCGAACAGGGCGTCGGTCGAGATCTGGAACTGCACGGCCTGCTGGGCATTGCCGGCGGGGCTGGTGTAGTTGTCCAGGGCCAGCGTCGGGCGCTCCATGATGCCGACCGAGGCGTCCGCCGGCGAGGCGATGGCCGGTGTGCTTGGGGCCAGCTCCGGGTTGAGGAAGCCGCCGAGGCCGGTGGGCGTGCCCAGGGCGACGATGTGCGAGAGGGTCAGCGCCTCGCCTTCGATATCCAGACGCAACCAGCCGTCACCGCGCATCGGCAGGATGTATTCGTAGTCCGCCATGCCGGCGGGGATGCTGCCGCCGCTGCGGCGCATGGACCAGCCGCATTCCTTCCAGGTGCCCTGGTAGGCATCGCGATAGTAGAGGCGCGCTTCGGCGGCGCTGAGCGAGCGGCGGATGACCACGGCGCCGCCATCACTGTCGGTGCCGATGTTGATCGCCTTGGTCAGGTAGATATCGCCGACCTCGCCGCGGGCCAGCGCAGCGCCCTGCACGGCGAGACTGGAGCGCGACAGCGTGGCACTGGCGGACCAGTCACGCGCCAGGTTGGCGGTCAGGCGCACGCGCTGGCCGGAGAGGATGTTGGCGATCTGCACCAGGGCGGATACCGGCGCCGGATTGCCCTCTTCGTCCAGGGCGGTTGGGTCGGTCAGCACGTAGTAGTCGCCGGCGCGCAGCGCGCTGGTGTCGGCCACGTCGAGCGAGTCATCCCCATTGATGCCCTGCACCACGGCCACCGGATCGATATCGATCAACGTATAACCGGGGGTGAACATCTCGAAGCTGATCGCGTTGCCACGGTACAGCCAGTCGAGGCTGACGGCGCGCTGCACGGCCACTGAGCTGGTGGCCTCGACGCCGTCGAGGCGCTGGTCGAGGGTCGCGACCTGCTCGCCAAGCGTCGCGCCGGTCTCTTCGAGCACGCGCGCGAGGTAGGCGTCGTTATCCAGCAGCGCCTGGTGGATGGGGTTCCAGGTGTCCGGGTGCGCGACGCTGTTGGTTGTCAGCTGCGGGATGCTTTCGCTCAGCTGCGGGTTGGCGCTGGGGGTCAGGGGCATGGGGCTCTACCTCAGTATTCAAAGACGATGTCGAAATCCATCTCGCCGTATGGCTCGAGCTCGATGGGGGCAATGGTTTTGCGGGCGACCAGCACGCCGGAGGCGGTGAAGGCGCCGACCTCGGTGATGGTCTTGCCGGTAACCGCGCTGCCCGGCAGCGTGGCCGAGGCGGTGACCTCCGGGCCCGCCGCAGTGGTTGTTGCCGGCAGGCGCACAACCTCGGCCTGCAGGGCGGTATCGGCGTCTGGCGAGTACGCGCGCGCGCCGGTACCGAAGGCCAGGAAGGCAATCGGCGACAGCTCGCCACCGGTGGCGGCAGTCAGCGCCAGATGGCTGCGGTACGCCACAGTGGTCAGGATTGGGACGCTTTCGGTCATAGGGCTACCTGCTGAGTGAGGCCGTGTTGGCGGATGCGAGCGGTGATACGGGCGCGGACGCGGGTGGCGGCAGGCCGAGCGCCGAGGCGCCAGGTGCCGTCCAGTTTGTGAAGGGCAATGCGATCAAAGGCGGCGTCACCGAGGGCGATGCCCTGGTCGAGCGGCCAGCCCTGCAGAGTGAGCGAGTCGAGCCGTGCGCTGCCGTCCAGAGGCTGGAAGCGCGGCGCCAGTTGCACCGGCGCAATTGCCGCGCCGGTACCGACGGTGGCGCGCAATTGCATGCGCACGCGCTGCATGACGCGGGCATGCCCTGCTGCCCAAGCCCAGGTAGCGAGCAGGCGCAGCCCGTCGAGCCGGGCGCCGCCGTCGAGGCGTTGCGTGCCGTCGAGCTGCTGCGGCGCGGTCTCGCCGCCCAGCGACCAGCAGCCGTCGAGCGTGCGGCGCTGCAGGGGTTGCACGCGCTGGCACTTGGCGAGGCGGATGCGGACGAGCTGCCGCAGACCGGTGACCTGAACCGGGCGCCCGAAACGGGCGGACAGGCTGGTGATGATGGCAACCAGGCGGCTGCGCGCCGGGGCGTAGGCCTCGGCAATGCGCCGGATACGGTCCTGCTGCTCTCGCGACCAGGCGCCGTCGACGGCATTTAGACGGATGGCGTACTCGGCCCAATGGTTAAGGGCAGTGCGGCGTACCACGGCGCCGCCCGCTTCAGGCGGCAACAGGGTGGCGCTGGCGTCGAGCGACCAGCTGCCGTCCAGGGTACGACCGCCAGCCGACACCCACGCCCGGTGGTATTCGGCCTGCTCGACCAGCTCCAGGACGGGATATCCGATGGCGGCCAGGGCTTGTTTGATGGCCCAAGGGGTGCCGCGCTTGCGGTGCCAGGCGATGGCGCCGGCAATCAGCGCGCGCTGCTGCGCCTCGGTGGTGGCCATCTCCCAGAAATCGACCGACAGCGCCCAGGCTAGGTACGGCAGGAACGCGGCAGGGCAATGCTCGGCGGACCAGAGCGTGCGCAACTCAACCGGCAACTGATCAACATCAGATGACGCGGCCTGCGCGTGCTCCAGCTGGGTGCTGTTGGGTGGCAGCAGATCACTCATGGCCGGTCACCAGCGCGAGCGTGACCGCCGTGCAGATGGGTGCGGCTTGCGCCTCGGGCTCAATGTCAGCCGCCGGGCTAAGCAGCTCGACGCGCAGCGCCCCAGGCTGATGCAGCGCGGCATAGATGCCGGACAGGCGCACCGGCGCATTGATGGCGTGCTGGGCGGCGGCGTAGGCCTCGGCGGCCTGTTGCGCGGCAGCCAACAGTGGTTCCGGCGCAGCGCCGCTGCCGACGTAGATGCGGGCATTGATTGCCCAGGGTCGCAGGGTCGCGGCTTGCACCTGGATGGTGTCATTGAGCGGGCGAATGTCTTCAGCGCTGAGTGCGTCGGCGACTCGCTGCAGCAGCTCGGGGGTTGCGGTTTGCCGGGTGCGCGACAGCACCGTGACGCGCACAACGCCGGGCTGCGGCTGATCGGCTCGGGCATCGAGGACGTCACTGTCAGCGCTCAGGGCGTGGTAGCGGTAGGCGTTGACGGGGCCGGCAACGCTGAAGCCAAACGGCGCAAGCTGGCCGCGCTGGCGGTATTCGTCGTCGCCCTCGCCTTCCCGGCGCTCGGCGCCCAGCAGGGCGAGCAGGTGCTCAAGGTCAGCGCCGCCGGAAAATGCCAGCATGACCGCGCGCGCGCCGTCGTTGATGCGTTGGCGCAGGATCAGTTCGCGGTAGGCGTTTTCCTGCAGCAGTTTGACGAGGGGCTCGGATTCCAGCTCCAGGCGGGCAGCGATGGCGGCCTGCTCGTTTTCCGGGAAGAAGCTGACCAGGCGCGCCTTGCGCTCGGCGAGGATCTGCTCGAAGTCCAGGGGCTCGATGATATCTGGCGGCGGCAGCAGCGAGAGGTCGATGCTCATGCGACAGCTCCCAGTTGCAGCGGAACGCGCAGGCTCAGCGCTTCGTTGGTGTCGGTGCGCGTGCCATCCAGATCCAGCACGGCCTGGCCGGGCCGCGCGCCGCCGGCGAGCTGCACACGGCTCAGGCGGATGCGCGGCTCCCAGCGCATCAGGGCCATGGCGGTGGCGGCGTAGGCCTGCAGACGGGTGGCGTCGTTTAGGGGGGCGTCAATCAGGTCGGGCAGCAGGCTGCCGTATTCGCGGCGCATCACACGCGAGCCGATAGGCGTGGTAAGGATGTCGGCCACTGACTGGGCGATGTGAGCAGCGGTGCCTATAGCTGCGCCGGTTGTTCGATTCATACGGGCGCTCCGGTTTTGCTCGGCCCGCCCTGAACGCCGCCATGCACGTGATTGACCAGGCTGATACCGGCCGCCAGCACGTCTTCGCTGACGGTCACGGTGCCGGTGATATCGACGTTGCCGAGGATGGTGACGCCGCCCGGTGCGGTGAGCTGGGCCTTGCCGCCGGTGGGTAGCGTGGCGCTCAGGGTATGGGTGGCGTGGTCGTAATCGATCACAGCCCCGTCCGGGTATTTCCGGCGGCGCACGGTGGCGCTGTTCGACGGCGCCGGACGTTGCTGTGAGTAGAGCCCGACCAGGGCAACGCCCAGGGCCGGTTCGCCGCTTGGCGCGACGAGGATGCACTGCTCGCCGACCGTGGGCGGGTCCCAGTCGCTACTGCTGCCGGCGCGCAGGGCTAGCCAGGGCAGGTTCGGCACGCTGAGGCCTCCGGTGCTGACGGTGCAGCGCGCAGCCTGATGGTCCACCGCGGCGATGGTGCCGAGGCGGATCAGGTTTTCGAGGCGGCGCAGGAGGTCGGTGATGTTCATGGCCCCATGCTGGCGTTCGCGCGCGCGGGGTGCATGCGCGGCGCCATGTACGGCGTGCCGTTACAGGCTCAGCGCACCAGGTGCTCGAGCAGGCGGTCGCGGATCAGCTCGAGATCCGCGTCGGTGAAGCCGAGCAGCTCGCGGCGGGCGTACTGCACATCCGGCGCGCCGGGCGCCGGGCGATCGCGCAGGCCGTACTGGTGGATGCGGGCGATGCGCGAGAGGCGGCCGGCAAAGCCGATGGCGATCGTGCTGGCGTCGCTCTGCAGGCGCAGGTAGCGGGCGGTGCGCAGCTTGGTGAACATCTGCCGCTTGCGCTTGATGCGCCCGGCCTTGGCGCGTAGCTCCTGCCGGGGCTTGCGCGGGGCGAATGGGGTGCCGTCGGCGTTGCGCTGGGCAGCGATGCGCTGCTGCTGGCTGCGGCGCAGGTCGCGGGCGACGATGCTGGTGACCTTGCGGCGCTCGGCCGGCTGCAGCTGGGCGAGCAGCGCGCCGGCCCAGTCCTCGAGGGCGCGCAGGTCGTCAGCCATTGCTACGGCTTGGTTGCGGGCTGGCTATGTCGGTTCCGGTGCCGACGGTGCTTTCCCACTCAGCGAGCAGTTCTCCGTTGCCGAACAACTGCCATGGCCCGGCCGGGAAGAACTCGTCGAGCTGCGGCTCTGGCGGGTGGTCGACCTGCAGGGCGCCGTCATCCATGCGCTTGACGATCACGCGCTCGGTGAGCGGCAGGGTGATGGACAGGTCCACCTTGCTGTTGTCGAGGATGTCGGCCTCGAACTTGATGGCGTCGCGACCCTTTTCGAGGTTCTCCATCAGCTCGCGCTGGTTGACCAGCACCCAGGCGAACAGCGGGATGGCGACGGCATCCGGATGGCCGGCGAAATCCGTGAGGATCAGGTTGAGCGTGTAGCTGTATTCGAACGACAGGCCGTGCGCGGCGGTGCTGCGCAGGCTGCCGTTGTCGATGAACACCAGCAGACGGTCGGGGTTGCGCTTGAGCTCGGGGATGGCGGCCAGCAGGTGGGCGCGCAGGGATTCGGGCTTGTTCATGGCTGGGGGCTGCGCTGGTTGTGGTCGACGATGATGTCCACCTTGGCGGCGCATTCGCCCCAGGCGGCCATGAGGTAGTCGCCGTCGTCGCTGAGTTCGCCGTTATTGCTCGGCGCTGCCGGGTTCAGCGTGCAGCGCGTCACGACCGGACAGCCACTGACGGTAACCTGCGGCTCCGGTGATAGCGGGACGTTGGTGCAGGCGGCGAGCAGCGTCAGGCAGAGGCTGAGCAGCCCAAGTCGCATGGGTTGGGTCTTCACGGCGGCGTTCCTTCTTCTTGAGCTGGTCGGTGGCGTAGGCCTGGCGCAGGTCGCTTAGCGTTTGTTGCAGGGCGAGCTGGTCGAGGCGCTGTGTGGCGACCTCGCCACTGAGGCGGGTGATGGTGGCGGCCTGGTTAGCGTTGCGCTGCTGGGCGGTTTGCAGGCGCTCGGTGGCGAGATCGGCCTGCGCCTGGACGGTGTCGATGCGCCGCTGCTGGATCCAGACCGCCAGCGCCAGGGTGATGATCAGCAGCATGCTCTGCATCCAGGGGCGTAGCGCCGTCATGCCGCACGCTCCTGGTGCTGCTCGGCAAACTGGGCATAGGCCCGGGCGAGCTTCACGTCGTAGAGGTTGCGGGCGTAAGCCGGGCCGTTGTAGCGGCGGGCGAACTCGGCCCACTTCTTACCCTTGAGCGCCTTGTGCAGCGCAGGGTCGGTTTCGATGAACGACACGAACGCGTCGAGCTGGGCAGCCTCGCTGAGCGCCATGGTGTCGGCGAAGTGCCGGGCGTCGTGGTAGCCGAGGCGCTGCCAGTGGTAGCCCATGATCTGGAACAGCCCCCAGCTGGCGGACTCGAGCGCGGCGGCGGCATGGATCTGCTGCGCCTGGGCGAGACGCTGATGCTCGGCGGTACCGCCGATGTAGCCGCCGGGCTGGCGGTTGACCAGGGCGGGATGCTTGGCGGCCAGTGCATCAGCCTCGGCCTCGCTCAGGCCATTGGTCTGGAGTCGGGCGTGCATGACGTGCCGTTCGAACAGGATCACCGGGCGGCCGTTGCTGGCAAAGCCCTCTCCCCTGCTCTCCACCTGATTGACGGCCATGACGCTGGCCAGCGGCACGCCGAGGCGGTCGGCGGCCTGTTGGAGGTCCTGCCGTTTGAGGTAGCGCGAGGTGTCGCGGCCCTGGATTGCGGCCTGGGTTTTTGGGCCGGCGACGCCATCGTCTACCAAGCCAACGCGGCGCTGGTAGGCGCGCACGACGGCCTCAGTTTCGTCGCCGAAGTCGCCGTCGGCCTGGAGCTTGAAGCCGGCCAGGGCCAGCGCGGTCTGCAGGTTGCGCACGGCAAGGCCGCGCGAGCCGTTGCTGAGAAGCTGGGTCATAGCTGGTCCACCTTGCGGTTGAAGTGGCGTTTGGCGACGGCCCGCGTGAACTCGATGCCGAGCAGGCCGATGACGCCGCCGAAAAATGGCGCGGTGCTGAGGGGGATGCCGAACAGGGCCAGGCCGTGGCTGGCCGACAGCGCGGCGAGGCCGCACATCAGCGATTCGAGGATGACCCGGCGCCAGGTACCGCCGCCGTAGATGATCCGCAGGCCGCCCATGCCGGCAGCGAGCAGGCCGGCGTAGATGGCGGGCCAGTTGTGTTCGAGCCAGGCGCTGAGCCAGGCCCATGTTTCTGGTCGGTCAGGCATGCGCTTCATTCCAGAGTCCATTGATGATCAGTCCCATAGGTTCACCACTTGGCGTTGCTCTGCGCGCACGGGCTGTTCGGGCAGCTGCACCAGGGTGCCGTGCGGGATGACCGGGCCGAGGTCGGCCAGGCCGGGGTTGGCGTCGAGCATCTGCTCGACCACGCCGGCAGTGCGCCCGTAGTGCCGCCAGCAGATCGCGTCGACGGTGTCGCCCTGCTGGGCGCGCAGGCTGGCCATCAGATGAGTTCCACGGTGGTGTGGGCGATGCCGAGGATGTTGCGGATGGCCCAGCGGGCATCGCGGCGGTATTCGTCGGCGGTCGGGGTCAGGGCATCGGCGCGTTCGGCGCCGTCACCGGTGGCGCTGTAGTCGCGCATGCGCTCGGCCAGCTCGGCGCCAGCGCTGCAAGCGATGGCGCGGCGGTAGAGGTGTACGAGATAGCTCTCGCCCTGGAGCTTGGAGGCAGGCACGTCGGCGAGGCTGGCGTGGCCCTCTTCCTCGCGGGCGCGGCGGTAGAGGCTCAGCTCGCGGTTGACCTCAATCAGGGCGTTGACGGTGGCGACCTCGAGGCGGGCATCGGTCACGCTGCCGTCCAGGCGCAGGGCGGCGCGCAGGTGGGCGCCGTCCAGGTCGGGGAACCAGCCATCATTCGTGATGGGGAACGAATCAGCGGCGGCGGTGGCGTTGGTGGCGATGAAAGCGCTCATGGTCGCGGCTCGAATAGGTCGGCGGTGGTCGGGGCTTCACAGCTGGGCCAAGGAGAAAACCTGCTGATCAGCCCCGAGCCGCCGGGGTGCGTGGGGACGCTCGGTTAGCTGCCGGGGGCAGCGTGTTTCTTGAGGAGGCGCTCGACGCGCTCCAGATCCTTCTTGCCGCCGCTGGAGCTGTGCAGCTCGATGGCGCGGGCCAGGTGCGTGCGGGCCTCGCCCAGCTGGGCCGCCTGTTCGGCGGTCAACGCCTCGTCCGGCACCTTGGCCAGTACGCGGCCCATCGCCAGGTGCAGCTTGGCGCGGGCTTCGTCGGGCATGTCCTGGTCGCGGGTGAGCTGCTCGGTCTGCTCGAGCACACCGATGTCGAACTCGCCGCCGGCCTTGAGGGCCTTGAGTGCGGCGATGGCGATCTCTTCGGCGAACAGGCAGCCGGTGGTTCGCGCAAAGCGGTCCGGCATGGTCATGTTGTGCTCGAGCACGTAGCGGCCTATGGCGAGGGCGCCGAGGTAGTCCCCGGCGTCCAGGCGCCAGACCATCAGCGTGGTAAGCACTTCGTCCTGGGCACCGCGCCCGGCGGCCAACACGCCGTCCACGTAGGGGACGTAGGCCGGGAGCAGCTGTGCCTTGAGCGCGACCTTGCCCTCGGTGGACTGGATCTGGCTCAGGCGCAGGCGGTCCTGGTGCAGCTGGGCGAGTTGCAGTTCGTAGGTGGTAGCGCCGGCCATGGTTTGCGCCGGCGCGGTGGCGGCCGCCTCCAGGGCGGCGCGCTTACGCAGCTGGTTGATCTGGGCTGGGCTCAGGCTCATGTTCAGACGGCCTCGATGTTCTCGACCAGGGCGACCAGGCCGAAGTCCTCGATGACGTAGGCGTCATTGCTCGACTGGTAGTCGGCGATGCGGTCGTATTCGGGCTCGTCCTTCACGTGCCGGCGGCGCGCGCCCTCCTGCCAGTAGATCGACAGGTTGCTGAGCGTGGTGACCAGCACGGTGCCGGCCGGGAAGAACGGCGCGTCGACGATCGGCAGGCCGCCCAGGCGGGCCTTGGTGACGATCTCGTCGGAGGCGTTCTCTTCCTGGTTGGATGCGGCGCCTTTCTCGACCGCGGCGAGCAGCTTGTTGTGCAGCAGGTCGCGGGAAACCATGACGACCAGATCAGGACGGGCCCGATGCCAAGGCTCGAGCATCTGCACGGCGTCGAAGACGATCCCGTCCAGCGTCTTGTAGTCGCCAGTGGCGCCGACGGTGACCTTGCCGGAGCCGGCAACCACCTCGTCGAGCACGCGGTCCGGTGCACCGGTGCGGATCTTCTGCAGCCAGCCGATGTTGACGTCCTGCAGCAACGGGTTGGCACCGATGTCGGTGGCCGCAGCGGCAGAGGTGCCGTTGAAGCCGATCATGATGCGGTCCAGCGCCTGGCGCTGGGCGATGGCGGCGGTCAGGCGCGGCTGGAAGTCGGGGAACTTGGCCCAGGCATCGATCAGCGCATAAGGGAAGGCGCTGTCGAAGTTCGTCTGCTTGCAGCTATAGGCATCCTTGGCCAGGGCGCTGCGGTCGGCCGGATTGCGACGGTTGCCGCCCGCTGTGTTGGTGCGACCGGCGATCGGGCCGTTGACGCCCAGCAACAGCGCTTCACCTTCCTGCTCGTTGACCGGTATGACGTTGATGCGTTTGAGGAAGTCCGCCGACTCCTGAATGGCCGTCTCCAGGCTCTGCTGCACCGAGGGCAGCACGTTGAACTTGACGATGGCCGAGGTGATGCCGTTGAGCTTGGCGACCTGGTCGAGGTAGCCGTTGAACTTGATTCGGGTTTCGTTGCGCATGGGATGCTCCAGTGGGCGGGTCGAGGTCAGAACTTGGCCAGTTGCTGGCCGTCGCCGCCCGTGGCCGGCGGACGCTTGAACTGTTCGGGATCGGGGGTGTTGCCGAGTTGCTTGGTCAGCGCCTGCAGGTCGCTTTCCAGCTTGGCGAAGCTGGTCTCCAGGCTCTTGCGGGCGGTCTGCTCGGCGGTAAGCGCCTCGGCCTGGTCGGCGGAGTGCTTGGCGATGGCTTCGAGGGTTTCGGTCAGCTCGCCGAACTGCTCCTCGGTCTGCTTGCCTTTGCCGAGCAGCTCGCTGACCTTCTTGAACAGGCCCGCGACCTTCGATGGGGTGTCGTCCACCTCTTCGAAGTCCAGCTCAGCCGGCTCGGCGGCGGTGAAGAGGTTGTCCTTGTCCTGCTTGCGGCTGGTCAGGGTGCCGTGCTTGGCGCTGAATTCCAGCGCCTCGGTGCCCAGGCTCGCCGGGCTGTCGGTGACCGCCAGGCCGACCAGGTAGGCCTTGCCGGTGTCGGCGAACTTGGGCTGGATTTCCATGGAGGTGTAGATTTTCTGGCCCTTCTTGTTCAGGGCCAGCAGCGCGTCGTTGGGCTGGATCTGCGCGAACAGGGCGAGCTTCTTCTCGCCGTTGATCTCGATCTCGTCGGTTTTCAGGGCGAGCACGTCGCCATAGGCGCCGAACTGCGAGTCGGGGGACAGGCCCTTGATGTGCTCGACGTTGATGCGCGCGCCGTAGGTGTCGCGGTTGTAGCTGGCGGCCATTTCCTCAAGCCAGCTGCGTTCGATGGTACGACCGTCAGTGGTCGCGCCTTCGACGCCGATGCGGAACATCTTGGAGCGGTACTTTTTGCTGTTGCCGGCCATGCGGGCTGTCCTCAACTGGTGGCTGCTGGGCAGGTAGTGAAGGCATGGTCGGCAGGCCGTGCGGCGCGGGCAATTCGCGCGCCCTGTACTGGCTGGACGTACAGGCCGCCGGAGTAACGACTCGCGCGCGCGAACGGCAGCATCGGCGCCATGAATGCACCGACCGTTGAAATTCCCGTCCAGGATCCACGCCGCACCGCTCGCCATCTGTACTGGATGGGGTGGCGGGTGACGGACATCGCCGACTTCCTGGAGGAGAAGGAAAAGACCGTCCACAGCTGGAAAACACGGGACGAGTGGGACCGCGCGGACAACGTAGAGCGCATCGGCGGCGCGCTGGAGGCTCGGCTCGTGCAGCTGATCCTCAAGGATCAGAAGACCGGCGGTGAGTTCAAGGAAATCGACCTGCTGCACCGGCAGCTGGAGCGGCAGGCGCGGATCCAGCGCTTCCAGGCTGGCGGTACGCAGGCAGAGCTGAATCCGAACCTCGAGGCGCGCAACGCCGGGCCGAAGAAGCCCCCCAAGCGCAACGAGTTCGACGAGGGCGAGATCGAGCTGCTCGAGGAGGCCTTCCGCGACAGTTGCTTTGAGTACCAGCTGGACTGGTACCGAGCGATCAACATGCGCACGCGGATGATCCTGAAGTCACGCCAGATCGGCGCGACCTTCTACTTCGCCCGCGAGGCGCTGATTGATGCGCTGCTGACGGGGCGCAATCAGATCTTCCTTTCGGCGAGCAAGGCGCAGGCGCACCAGTTCAAGAACTACATGCAGGCGTTCGTTCAGGAGGCGCTGGGCCGGCAGCTGACGGGCGACCCGATCGTGCTGGCCAACGGCGCTGAGCTGCACTTCCTCGGCACCAACTACCGCACCGCCCAGGGGCGCAGCGGCAACTTCTACTTCGACGAATTCTTCTGGGTGCATGGCTTCGACGAGCTGAACAAGGTGGCGTCGGGCATGGCGCTGCACAAGAAGTGGCGCAAGACCTACTTCTCGACGCCCTCAAGCATGGGGCACCCGGCGTACAAGTGGTGGACGGGCGAGCGGCTGAACAAGGGCAAGCCGGCGGCGCAGCACGTGAAGATCGACCTGCGCCACGACACGCTGGCCCCGGGCAAGCTGTGCCGGGAGGACAAGATCTGGCGGCAGATCGTGACGATTCTGGATGCCGAGCGCCGCGGCTGCGATCTGTTCGATCTGGAGGAGCTGCGCTTCGAGTACAACGCCGAGCAGTTCGCCAACCTGCTGATGTGCGAGTTCGTCGACGACGGGGCGAGCATCTTCCCGCTGACGATGCTGCAGCCGTGCATGGTGGACAGCTGGGTGGAATGGGGCGAGGACTACAAGCCGTTCGCGGCGCGCCCGCTGGGCGACCGGCCAGTGTGGATCGGCTACGACCCGGCCGAGACCGGCGACAGCGCGGGCATGGTGGTGGTGGCGCCGCCGGCGGTGCCGGGCGGCAAGTTCCGCATCCTGGAGCGGCACCAGTTCCGCGGGATGGACTTCGCCGCCCAGGCCGAGGCGATTCGCCAGGCCTGCAACCGCTACTGGGCGACCTATATCGGCGTGGACGTGACCGGGCTGGGCTCGGGCGTGGCGCAGCTGGTCCGCCAGTTCTTCCCCAACGTGACCACCTTCAGCTACTCGCCGGAGGTGAAAACGCGCCTGGTGCTCAAGGCCTATGACGTGATCCGCAACGGCCGGCTGGAGTTCGACGCCGGCTGGACGGACGTGGCCAGCTCGCTGATGGCGATTCGCAAGACGATCACGGCCTCGGGCCGCCAGATGACCTACACCGCCGGGCGCAACGACGAGACCGGACACGCCGACCTCGCGTGGGCGCTGTTCCACGCCCTGCACAACGAACCGCTCGAGGGGCAGACCTCGGCGAACACTGGATTCATGGAGATCTGCTGATGAGCGAATTGACCACCGCCCCCGCCGCTGGCGTGGAGGCCTTCACCTTCGGCGATCCGCTGCCGGTGCTCGATGGGCGCGAGCTGCTCGACTACCTGGAGTGCTGGCTCAACGGGAAGTGGTACGAACCGCCGCTGTCGCTGGATGGATTGGCAAAGTCGACCCGGGCGAGTGTGTTCCTGCAGAGCGGCCTGAACTTCAAGCGCAACATGCTCGAGCGCACCTTCATCCCGCATCGCCTGCTGAGCCGGCAGGCGTTCGGCCAGTTCGCCCTGGACTGGCTCTGGTGCGGCAATGCCTACCTGGAGCGGCGACGCAACCGACTCGGCCAGGCGCTGGCCCTGCAGCCGACGCTGGCGAAGTACATGCGCCGCGGTGCGGATCTGGAGACCTACTTCCAGGTGCGCGGGTGGAAGGATGAACATGAGTTCGAGCGCGGCAGCATCTGCCACTTGCGCGAGGCGGACATCAACCAGGAGGTGTACGGGCTGCCGGAGTGGCTGTCGGCGCTGCAGTCGGCGCTGCTGAACGAGTCGGCCACCCTCTTCCGCCGCAAGTACTACCAGAACGGCAGCCACGCCGGGTTTATCATGTACATGACCGATGCGAGCCAGAACGAGGCGGACGTCGACGCACTGCGCCAGGCGCTGAAGTCGGCCAAGGGCCCTGGCAACTTCCGCAACCTATTCGTCTACGCGCCGAACGGCAAGAAGGACGGGCTCCAGCTGATCCCGGTGAGCGAGGTGGCGGCGAAAGATGAGTTCGGGTCGATCAAGAACATCAGCCGCGACGATCTGCTCGCCGCGCTGCGCATCCCGCCTCAGCTGATGGGCATCGTGCCGACCAACGCCGGTGGGTTCGGCTCATTGCGCGAGGCGGCGGAGGTGTGGGCCGTCAACGAGCTGGAGCCGATCCAGGCGCGACTGGCTCAGGTGAATGAGTGGATTGGGGACGAGGTGATCAGGTTTCGGCCGTTTGAGTTGCCGGCGAAGAACTGAGCCGAACCGCAATGAAGAAAGCCGCCCTTGAGGCGGCTTTTTTTGTGTCTGGAGGCCCTGAAAAGAGCTGTTTACTAGCTAGCAAGACCCCAGCAAACCATAGCAAAAACAGTGCTTCGAGTCCATCGATAAAAGTGCTGCGCGCCAGTATTCATGCGGGTTTCAGCTCATTACCGAGAGTGCTCTCCACCACACTGTATCGGTAGCTGATGCCGACATGGTGAATGTGCGTTTCATCGATCGTCGGGCTCGGGTCGGTGAGGCTTAGGCAGAACATCCGGCCATGGGTGTCACCTTCTCCGCCACCAACCACCTCAAGCCTGCCGAGGACATCGCCGCCCTGGTCGTATGGGTCGACCTTGCCGTTCTTCACCGTTACCAGCCTCGCGGCGCCATTGCCGCTGACCAGCTCGTAGATCCCGTCGCGAATAGCCATGTGCCCTCCTGGTGCGCGGCTGAGCCAAAACCGTAGCGCAGTCGACGCGGCGCCGCCAACACCCCCAATCCGCACCCGGCGCGCGCCGTCGTCCCCCCACCACGCCTGCGGGCTAAACCTATGGCATTTTCCGCACCCCTGCGGGATGGCCGAGAGCGGCTCAGACTGCGCGTTGGAGAGGCATTTCAGGCGACCGGCAACCCTGCGAATCCCTGCATGCCTGGCCTCTTCCAGCAGCGCCTGCAGAGCTCTCCGGGCCAACCGATTTCAGAGGCGAATTCGGAAATGGGTAATTTTGGTCAGGCGCTTCCGAAATGCGGCTGGAGGCCCCGTATTTGCTGGGCTCGACCGCTTACCTTCAGAGGTAATTTCGGGTAAGTAAAAAGGTAATTTTTCTGTAAGTGCTTGATTTCAAAGGGCTGGAGCTTTCTGGAACATGACCATCTCATTAGGTAAGTTCATTACCTCTGAATTACCAAAAAATTACCTTTAAGAACCAATCCTAAGTGACTGACAGACAAGGCTTTCCGGCGTGCCTCAAAAGGAAATTACCAAAATTACCCTTTTTCGATGGGTCAAGATAAAACGCGGCGAATCGCGCAGGAGGGAGGTCTCAGTGCCGCACACTTGTTATCGCTGGGAACACGCTGGGAACGATCACACCCACATTCGCGCTACCTCAGATACGCGAAAGCCCCGGAATCCGGGGCTTTCACCTTGTTACATGGTGCGGACGGAGAGACTCGAACTCTCACACCTTGCGGCGCCAGAACCTAAATCTGGTGTGTCTACCAATTTCACCACGTCCGCCAAGCGGGCTTAAACGAAAACGCCAGGCAGCGCCTGGCGTTCTCTGGAATATGGGGTGGACGAAGGGGATCGAACCCTCGACACCAGGAGCCACAATCCTGTGCTCTACCAACTGAGCTACGCCCACCATATTACGTTTTGCTTGTGCCAGAAGCCCGAAATGGCGCACCCGGCAGGACTCGAACCTGCGACCATCCGCTTAGAAGGCGGATGCTCTATCCAGCTGAGCTACGGGCGCTTTTATCTGCATTCTGTTCGGAGCGCAGACTTGAAGCTCCGGCCGTTGAAGAAGCTGTTTCTTCTAAGCCATCTTACCCAGCAGCAGGCTGTGCTCGACAAGCGGGGCGAATGTTATAGAGGCTCCAAACAGTCGTCAACAGCAAATTCAAAAAAATTTCAGTTAGATAAAGGAGTTACAACCGCCGTTAGCCGGTTCGCCTTTGCCGTATGACCATGGCATGCGAGAATACGCGCCCTTTCCTCGTCCTCTCCAATGGTTAATCAAGCGTCATGACCGCAAAACTGATCGACGGTAAAACGATTGCTGCCAATATTCGCCAACAGATTTCTGGTCGTGTTGCCGAGCGCCGTGCCCAAGGGCTCCGCGCGCCCGGCCTCGCCGTGATTCTCGTGGGCAGCGACCCGGCCTCCCAGGTATATGTGGCGCACAAGCGCAAGGATTGCGAGGAAGTCGGTTTCAACTCCGTTGCCCATGACCTGCCGAGCGATACCCGCCAGGAGGACCTGCTGGCTCTGATCGATCAGCTGAACGACGACGCCTCCATTGACGGCATCCTGGTGCAGCTGCCGCTCCCCAAGCACCTCGATGCGTCGCAACTGCTCGAGCGCATTCGTCCGGACAAGGACGTGGATGGATTCCACCCCTACAACGTTGGCCGCCTGGCCCAACGTATGCCGCTGCTGCGCCCTTGCACCCCAAAAGGGATCATGACGCTACTGGAAAGCACAGGGGTCGACCTGCACGGTCTGGACGCCGTAGTCGTGGGCGCCTCCAATATCGTCGGCCGGCCAATGGCGCTGGAGCTGCTGCTCGCCGGCTGCACCACTACCGTAACTCACCGCTTCACCCGCAATCTGGCCGAACATGTACGGCGTGCCGACCTGGTAGTGGTCGCCACCGGCATCACTGGGCTGGTCAAGGGTGAGTGGATCAAGCCCGGTGCAATCGTTATCGACGTGGGCATCAACCGCCAGACCGACGGGCGTTTGCTGGGTGATGTGGAGTTCGAGCCTGCCAGCGAACGCGCTGCCTGGATCACTCCGGTCCCGGGCGGCGTGGGCCCGATGACCCGCGCCTGCCTGCTGGAAAATACCCTGTACGCTGCAGAACATTTGCACGACTGA